TTAGCGCAGTTCGAAGAGGTAGCCCTGCCCACGTACAGTGGTGATCACGTCATCCGGATATTGCGCCTGAATTTTTTTGCGCAGACGTCCCATCAGTACATCGATGGTGTGGCTTTCACGCAGTTCTGCATCCGGATAAAGTTGTAGCATCAGTGAGTCTTTGCTGACCACTTTGCCGTTATTGCGGATCAGCGTTTCCATGATGGTGTATTCAAACGCGGTGAGTTTGATAACCTCATCATTCACTGATAATTCGCGGCGGGAAAGGTCAACCTGAAAAGGCGGCAGCGAGATAATTTGCGAGGCCAGGCCGCTATTGCGGCGCATCAGTGCCTGCATGCGGGCGACCACCTCTTCAATATGGAAAGGTTTTGTCACGTAGTCATCAGCCCCAGCGCTTAGCACTTCCACTTTATCCTGCCAGCCTTCTCGGGCGGTCAACACCAGAATGGGGAGCGAAACGTCATTGCTGCGCCAGCGGCGGATCAGTGACAAGCCATCTTCATCGGGCAGACCTAAGTCGACGATCGCAATATCTGGCAGATGTTCGTTAAGGTAATAATCTGCTTCCTTTGCATCCTCAGCATCATCAACCTGGTGGCCTGCATCCTGTAACTGAACCTTCAGGTGGTGACGTAATAAGGCATTATCCTCAACAACCAGTACGCGCATCTTCGTTTCTCCCTAAATTGACGGTATGAATAGTTTAACGCTGATTATGTGGATTGAAAGCAGCGCTATGAAATTAAATAACTTTTCTCATGCTCCCCTGCCCGTGGGGGCGCCCTGGGGGCAGTGCTGTTGGCATCTGATTGTTCAGCATGTTGACCTGATCCTGGTTCATGTCGCCAATCCACTTGGAGTAAACCTCGTACACCATGCGCGCATCTTCATGTCCCATCTGACTCGCTATGAATGACGGGTTCGCTCCGGCCATCAACGTCCAGCATGCGTAGGTATGCCGTGACTGATAAGGATTCCTTTCGCGGATATTTGCAAGTTTAGTGCCTCGCTTCCAGCCATAGGCAATCGAGTTCTTGGAGAAGTAACTGCCTTTTTTTGACGAATATGCTGTTGGTGAAAAAACGAAGCGAAGAGATTGCTGCTCAGTTTTTCCGATCTCCCGATGGTGAAATCGAATTTCTTGCTTCGGATTAGCGCCGGTGACTTCGTATTGTTCCTTCAGTGCATCCAGAGCAGGTTTAAGCAACGTTATCGTCCTTATTCCGGCATCTGTCTTAGGGGGAACAAATACTCGCTTATTCGTCAAACTTCTGGATACGTGGATTTCACCTTTTACCAAATCAATGTCTTCCCATGCCAGGGCGCATATCTCGCCCGGCCTCATCCCCGTATGAACGGCAACAATGATGATTAATGCCTGGCTACGGGGAAGGGCGGCTATCAGTGCCTGGTACTCATGAAGTAAAAGTGGGTCGGGATCATTTTTAGATAACTTGAGTCGCGACACTCCTTCATAAGGAGCATGCAATATAAACTGGCTTCGGTTTGCGAGCTTAAGCATTTCTGATAAAACTGCCATCTGTTTATTGACTGTTGAGGGCGCGCGGCCCTGCCTGGCCAGATTCGGCATTGCCGGGTTAATAATTGTCCCGGTTAATAACTCCTTTCGGTAATGCAAAATGTCGGCATGCTCAATATCTACCAGACGGGTATTTTCTCCGATTACACGCAGTAACGTATTTACGACCGAAGTAAGCGATAGCAGTGTTGCACCAGATACCTCTAAGGCTTTGGTGTCTGTAAAAAAATCACTCAGTTCTTTAAACGTGGTGATTTTTTTGGTTGTGATGAACTTCTTAAGCGCTTTGGATTCCGGGAAACGTTCTGCATAGTCGAACTTACCGAGCTGTATTTCACTTGTTATGAGCGCACGAAGATTTCCAGCTTTTTTGATGTTGCTGCTGTTCACCGTCCAGCCGCGAAGGACTTCGCGGCAACGTTTGCCGCGATAGGTAAATGTGATCCGTATTTTTCCATTATGCAGCTCAACGCCGGTTGGAAAGTCCATCATGCATCCTGTACTAATTGGTTAATCTTTGGATAGTTGTACCAAAGCAGACCTTTAGAATTGTCAGTTTCCCCGAGAGCTGTCAGATGTTTGAAATGCACGCCTTCGATCCACAAATTCAACCGATAACTTTTAATTTGTCTTTCCGACAATCCGGTCTTTTCTGTTAGTCGCGCTTCAACCATCCACTCTTCGCTGAAAATGAGTTGCGACATACATAACTCCGATGCCGCCAGCCACAACAGTACATGCTGCAGCTGGCTGTAAGTGAAAACCTAAAATCAGTTTTTTGTCAGGCGCTGCCAGATTGCAGATACGTATTTGACCTGATGCCGGGCGTCAGAAAGCGCATTGTGCATGTCGCCTTCAAAAGGGATGTCGAAGCGTGGGTTAATACCGACAGATTTACCCAGTTCAACCATGGTCCTTACGTCCCTGTCATTCCAGAACGGAACAGCGAAGGGAGTTTCTGTTAATGCATATGCGTGGCGGAGAATGACGTTATCAAACGAGCATCCATTACCCCACAGCTGAACAGTGTGACTACCGTTAGCAGCATTTTCAGCAATAAAGTCAGACAGTAGTTCAAGGGTTTCACGCAGCCCCATGGCCTCATCAACCAGAATTGCAGAGCGGGCTTCAGATGATTGTTTCAACCACCACTGAATTGTTGACGCATCCGGTTTCATGCCAAACGACATCGATGATTCAAGACTGACAACCTGGTAAAATTCGGCACCAGTGTTACCAGTTGAAGGATCAAAATATACGGCGCCGATAGAGACTACTGGTGCATCAGGACCGCTGCCCATAGTTTCCAAATCAACCATCAGGTGAGTATAAAAAGCGTTCAGGTGATCCGTATCTATATGGTGAAGGGGTTCATTATTCAGGGAAGCTGGATGCTCACCAGCCGCATCAGTGCTTTCAACTGGCCAAGCAGCTGCTTCGCCCTGAGGCACTTCAGCATTAGCTTTGATTTCGCTGTTGTCAGTTTTTTCCATCTGCACATCGTTGGTGGTTTCTTCGGTATTGGCTTGTTGTAATTGTTCATCGACGGCGCGCTGGCGTACCTGGTCTACGACAGAAAGCGCGACTGCCGGCTGGTTACCCATCAGACCATCGATGGAGAACACGCCGTTGCCCATGTTGGCGATTTCTGGTTGTTCGGCTAATGCCGTCTGTTCAGCTGTGACTTTCTCGTTAATCTCGTTTTCCCAGCTTTTTTCTGGCACGTGACCGGCTGCCGCCAGGGTTTCTTCAGTTGGGTGCTGGTGGTTGGTTTCAGTCAGGTTCTTATTGATGTAACGGCTCAGCAGTTCCGGGAAATGGTGAGCGTTTTCTTCTGCACTGCGAATAAGCGCGAAAATAGCTGCACGGGAATAATCCAGGATGCCAGCGCGTTTGCGCAGGGCGACGGACCACTCTTTGAACGGGCTTTCGTTTTTAGCAATGATCTCTTTTGCACGACGGAAAACGCCACCTGGGATATCGTAGATGTTGAAATCCATTGGAAGTGTGGCCAGCGCAATATCAATGTCCAGAGTGTCCAGCGAGTGGACAAGTTCCGGGTTGCGATCGGTCTTATTGCCACCACCAGCGTTGGTTCCGGAGTCAGTGCGCTGAATCTCCGACACACGATTGCCTTTACACCACTCTTTAATCAGCAGCCCACGGTCAATGTGCTCAGTATTGAACCAGGCCTTAAAGAACTGGATAACGGTGACCAGATCAACTCGCTTTCCATCAACCGGAAAAACGGTTTTCAGCGCTCTGACAACTTTCCAGATATCGATCTCTGGTGCTTTCCCGAATGGTTCTACATTCTCGGCGGCAAGCAGCAGGTTTTGCACATAGCTGTTGTCCACATCCAGCTCGAGTTCCTGAATAGTTTTCTTCTGCTCAGTATCAATATGGTAAGCATATTCTTCAGAAATAAACTGAGCTAAGAGGCGCTGGCGTAGCGGCAGAGTAGCAACGGTAATAAGCTCTGGCGTTACAGGAGGAGTGGATTGTTCATCACCCACAACTCGTGCCTTCTTATCATTAACCCACTCCTGAACTATAAGAGCCCGCGTTTCTGGTTCTGCAATCCATTCGGTAATAAATTGCTCAAATGAAGCAACGGTATAGACCTGCTCACGGTCGAAGACTTCTTTTACAGCGCTTGCCAGCTTCCACTCGACATGGGCAGAAAGCTCTTTCACCGCTGGCACACTCGCAACGGCCTGTAACAGGTTTTGCACATAGAGATCATTTTCGTCCAGTTCCATCTGTCCGATCTGGATGTGCCGCGCTTCACTGATTTCCTTCTCTTCACCGTCATTTAACAGGTGTGCAATCATCCGCTGAGACAGACGCAGGCGAGATATGGGGCGGAGCAATGCTGGCGCATCGCTGGTGAATACATTGGCACTGGAAGTTTCAGGTTTTTGCTGGCTGGAAGTCTCCTGATTTTCATCATCAGGCTTCTGTTTCAGTTGCCACGTCTGCTGGTCTTCTGCCAGTTCGTAACGATCGCACCATGTGTCATCAAGTGTGCTTTCCTCAGGAAGATCGTCAACAACAAACCAGTTGGTGCGGACTGGTAATTGATAATCGGCACCACGACCGACGGCAATACCATTGTCTTCGAGAATATTGAGGATTTCGCGTTCTGCACGGGAATCTGATTTCGCAGAGAACCAGCAAAACAGGTTTTTTGCCTCAGTTGCTTTCGCTTTGGCTTTAATAAGATACGCATACGTTAACATTGCGTTCGGGCTCCGTAGGATTGTAAGATACCCGGCAGCTGATGATCGCCGCCTAAGGTAGTGGTTATTGGTCAAAACTCGTTCCGGAAAGCTTTGGTCGGCTGACCGGGTACTTAACCCGCCTTGCGCGGGTTTTGTGCTTTATGGGGTAGGGGATTTTCCCTGCATCAGATGCGCGACGGGGACCCACTCCAGAGCATTCAGCACGGGCTCAAATGAATCAGGCGTGTGAGTAACGGCGCGAACGACGTCAGCCACGCTGGGGTTTGCTTTGCTAAGGTGGTATCCGCCACCAGCGCCACGCTGGCTGGTGACGATTTCACTGCTGCGCAGCTTCGAGAAAATCTGCTCGAGGTAAGACACAGACAGCTTTGATTCCTTGCTGATTGATGCGATGGAAACCGGACTGCCGTTGTAAATCCTGTTGAGGATGGCAACCACCTGAACAGATGCCACCACGCGTTTCATTCCAAACTCCATAGTCACTTCCTTACTGATGCTGGCAACAGCCATTGGTCAAACTCGTTATGAACGAACTGCAGTCTGTTGGTCGGCAGACGGGTTGCCCTTCTGGGCAAGCGTGTAGCAAATCAGTCGAATGATTACTTCAATGCGATTTAGATGTACGGCCTGACACCGCACTGGTTTACGTGCGAAATCGATCATGGATTTATCCTCTTGCGTTGCCCTTGTCGCCAGGCTGGCGGAACGTTGAACCTGCTGCGTGTTAATACTTGTCATCTCATCCGGTGATTCGTATGCCGCCGGCAGCTACTTCGTGGGCGTCCTGCCTCGATGACTGTCTTTGTGTTGGGAATAGTATTATCGATTGAATCGATACATGTCAAATTAAATCGATAATAATGAGTGTGAACAGCTCACCGATTAGTTTATCGGATTGATTTCGCGTGCTTTATGAAGGGTGCAGGAGTGGAGGGGTTACTCGTTACTGGGGATTATCTTTCGTTTTTTTAGGTAAGCAGTGGCTACATCATCTAGCTCTTGCAGACGCAGTTCGATCAACTTAATTATCTTTTCTCTCTCATCGTCAGTGGGCAAAAGCTCAAATTGCTCCAGTAGCTTTTGTTCCTGGGCCGACTGAGGTTGACGTTTTTTTCCTGATGTTATGGCAGGAATAGTGTCAGCTTCAGTTTCTTCAAGAAAAAACCAATAGAGTGGATAGCCTGTAGCGGACTGTAGCCTATCTAGGATGTCAGCTCTTGGAAGTATATTAGAGTTACACCAGCCATTTACTGACTGGGCTTTTACTCCCAGTCTGCGCGCAAGTTCCGATTGAGATATTCCAAGATCATGGATGGCTTTTTGTAATCGCTTTCCGAAGTTCATATTCCTAGCCCGCTCAAAAACATACATCCGATTATACAGATTTTATCTGTAGCTCAACCTATCGATATAATTTGACGATATCGAAATAATTTGATTTACTCGTTTCACGTTCACTACTCGAGACAAATCAATGAAGCTCACAACACAAAAGAAAATGTTAGCTATATGCAGTCAGGCAGAACTGGGGCGCCGTCTAAATCGGCGAGCTCAAACAGTTAATGGATGGTTCAAGAAAAAGGTACCCGGCGAGCTTGTTGTTCGTGTACAGGTGCTCATTGATGATGCGATACAGAGGGCGAATCTCTCGGGATTGTGCCGGCAGAAAGAAATTGCCGCTTAATATAACACTGCTAATTCAACCCACTACGTCGGGTTTTCTTTTTTTACTACTGACAGGAAATTAACAATTTGTGCTCTTAAATCGTTGATAATTTTTGCGTGTAGGGGTACTGTATAAAAACACAGTATATGCAATGAGGGCCATTATGAAAGTTGAATTAACCATTGATCGCATGAAAGAACTTCCTAAAGGCGCGGTACCAGCACTGGAGAAAGAATTGCTTAAGCGTCTGAATGATCACTATGACAATTGCAGGCTCACAATCCGCCGTGCCGGGTCAGATGGGTTAAGTGTTTTTGGTGGTGACAAGGACGACAAAAAGAAAATTGAATCAATCCTCCAGGATACCTGGGAAAGCGCTGACGACTGGTTTTATTAATTTTTTTGGGTGTTACTTTGATCCCGTTTGCATGGGGGAGTTTAAGTGAAAGAAAAAGTAGAATTGCCCAAAAAAGGCTACGCAGTCATCAGATGTCACGATGGAGTCATCGTTGCCAGACTGCAATCATTTCCAGAATGTGAGCGTGCCCTGATGTACCGGCGCGGCAGCATGGTGTCTTTCATGCCTCTTCAGGATGATGAAATTATTGGCACACCAACGTTGTTTACTCAGATGCTGGAAAGAGCTGGTTATCGCGTTACCCAGAAATCTGTTACACTCCCGTCGTAGGCCTGAACAACCTATACCTGCTGCGCCACAGGAGAAAAGCCCCATGGCGCAAGAACAATTCAAGCAATCACTCATACTGACGTTATCCAACGCCAGCGATTTTCTTTTTGCCTCATTCAGAGGTGCGTTATGAAGAAAAGCTGGTTTCAACATACTCAACTCACCACTGAGCAGGCTGACGAACTGGAAGCCCGCTATCACGCAAAGCAGATTAAGACAGAGCGTAGTCTGGATAATGACTTCATTCACTGGACGATCAGCGCGTTCTTGCCAGAAGTATCTAAGCCTCCGCGTCAGGACAGAACCTGGCAACAACGGATCTGGAGGTGAATGTGAAAGTCTATGATATCACCCCAATGGGCAAGCCCAGAATGACGCGCGCTGACAAATGGAAAAAGCGCCCCGAGGTTCTGCGTTACCGGGCTTTCTGTGATGAAGTTCGTCTGCAGGGTGTTGAGCTGCCGGAAAGCCGTTCGCATGTCACCTTCATTCTTCCGATGCCAGCGAGCTGGAGCAAAAAGAAACGGACTGAGTTCAACGGTAAACCACACCAGGCTAAACCTGATTTCGACAATATGATGAAAGCCCTGATGGATGCCATTTACGAAGATGACGCTCACATCTGGGATTCACGCGTCACTAAGTTATGGGGAGAGAAGGGACAAATAATTATCGGGGAGATTGCAGAATGAGGGCGCTGCTGAAGCCGGTGATTGCGCGTGAGCTTGGAATTGTGCTGCTCAAGCCGGGCAGTGAGCTGATGTCATTATTCAGTTGTGAACGTGTGCTGGTGGAAAGCCAGCCGGCAAGTATGGAACGGCTGCCTGCTGGCCGTGTTCCTGACGTTCGCCAGCCGCTGGCCAGTGACGAGTCCCTGTGGCCGTTCTTCCTGGATGAAAAAGTTATAAAGGCTGCTGGTGGTTTTAGTGGTCTTGATTACTGGCTTCTGCGTTATGGCGGTAGTTGCTGCCAGTGGCCACACAGTGATTACCATTATCACGAGTTAACCACTCTGCGTCATGAACCTGGATCGGTTCTCCTGTGTGGACATTGTGATAACCATTTGCGTGACCACCACAGCGAACAACTTGCAGAGCTGGCGAGACGTAATGTTATTAACTGGATTATCAACAGCATAATGGTAGCGCTGAATCTGGACCCTTCCAGAGAACTGTCGCTGGCGGAGCTTTGCTGGTGGGCTGTTCGTATGGGTGCTACCGACGCAATTCCCGAATCAGCAGCCAGTCGGTCGCTACGTATTCCTTCGAAAGAGCATCATTCAGTCATGCGTGAATGCGATATCGAACCGGGTGTAACCGCCACCAGCATCATTACAGCCAGAGCCAACGCAGTAACCGTGAACATGCCACCAGCGCAAGTTCCAGCGATTAAACCCGTAGTCGGTGTCCTGGTAGATCCCGAGTCCCCGCAAACCTATATGAAACGTCCGAAGAGGATCCGTTGGGCGAACCCCAGATATCTTGCATGGATTAAAACACAGCCCTGCGAATGCTGCGGCAAACCATCCGATGACCCACACCATTTAATTGGCTGGGGGCAGGGAGGGATGGCAACGAAGGCGCATGATATTTTCGCGATCCCCCTGTGTCGGCAGTGCCATACAGAACTACATAACGACCCGGTGAAGTTTGAGCGAAACCATTTACCTCAGCCGGTAATGATAATCAGAGTGCTGGACCGGGCTTATGGGCTCGGTGTTCTGGCGTAAGGAGATGTTTGATGCGTGATATGTATGAAGTGATGGATCGTTGGGGGGCCTGGGCTGCAGCTGACAGTAGCGGTGTGGACTGGCAACCAATTGCGGCTGGGTTTAAAGGATTATTTCCTCATGGTAAGAAATCTCGTCAACAGTGCGATGACGATGAAGGTATTATGATTGATGGATGCGTGGCTCGCTTACGCAAGTATAGGCCTGATGAGCATGAATTAATTATTGCTCACTTTGTGATCGGTGTTTCATTGCGCACTATTGCGAAGAAACGTAAGTGCTCAGATGGAACTATCAGGAAAGATCTACAGGCAGCACTGGGGTTTATAGAGGGAAGTTTTGCAATTGTTATCGAATAGAAAAGCAGGCCACTTGGCCTGCTTACTAGGGTTTACGCATTATGATTGTTTTCTAATAGTCTCTGAAAGAAACTATTTCGATCTGAGGATTTTTCTCTAGATTTTATCTTTTCAGATACAAAAAAATCCTTAATCGTTTTCGGTTGGTTTTTTTGGAAAGATTGTTTCATTTTCATAAGCTACCCTCATGTGTTCCCTTATGACCGAGAGAAGAAGTGATGGTTCAACTCTTGCTCAAAATAGTGTTTCCGTTTAACCCAAATGAATCCATCAGCTTTCGAAATTACTGCTACGTCAATTGGGCCGCCTACTGTCTCCGAGTCTTCTGATACTTTTCGTTTAAAAGCAGTAAGGTTAACGAGAGACTCTGCCATGTAAGCTAAATCTTGCTTAGGAAGAAACTTGATCATGTCGACCACCTTCCGCACGTAGTTTTCATGCATGAAATTCTGTATACGTTTATCACATTCAGCTACAGTGCTGTTAACCAAATCAAGTATAGCAGCTTGCGTCTCTTCTATTTTGTCATTTGGTATCACTTTAGTGATTGTTGAGTCAATACCTCCTAGCAGGTTAGCAATCGACTCTTGATATTCTTTATGAAGTTGTCCAAGTAACCCTTGATTGGCGCCTTGCATAAAGGCACCCACTTCTTCACTTTGGGCAAATGGAGTAACTCCACTTTCGCCACCAGATGAACATTTCCCTTCATTTTTGTATCGACGAACCTTATCATTAAAGTATCCACCTATATCAAATGAAAGTACTTTTGGGTAATAATCGTTCTCACCGTAGCCGGCAAAAACGATCCCAGTGATATTGCCAACATCATTAATTTTACAAATCATGGCAGCAAAAATGCTCGCCAGAACCTTGTAGAAATCTGGGGGAACATCAACTTCCGGGAGGCGTCCTAATTTATCGGCTACGATTCGAACACTAAGTCCATCACAAAATGCACGAGCGTCATCTAGGTCATCGCCAGAAAAACCTTCTAAAAAGTCCGTATCGGATAGATGTTCCAATAACTCCTGACAGTACTCAACGAATTCAGTAAAAAATAGCTGATGATCAAGAGGATTCCAGTAACTAGGCTCTTTTGGGTCTGCAAAAGTATCAAATAACAGATCGAAAACACCATCTGATAAGTATTGATAAAGGTTGTCTTCACGCATTCCTGGAGTGACTATATCATTTGATTTTTCTAAAAAATCAAAAAAATCACTAACATAGCCTTCAAGATTGGGAAAGTGATTATCGCCTAGTTTTTTTCGATAGGCTTTGATCACCAATTCCCAAGGCGCCGAACATAAATCACCAGCACCATATACCATAACACCGACTGGATGGTGTTTGGTGAGAGCAAAGAGTTTTTCAGCACCATTGTAGATTTTATGCTTACCCCCGCCTGATATTGTTACAGCAGAATCCGCAGCTAACGCAACAGCAGATTTATTGAAAACAGCAATTTCAGCAGTCATTTTCTCTTCTTTCTATAGGGTTTTTATAACAATACAAAAATGCTCACGCGTACGCAAAAACTATCGTAATCTGTTAAGAGTAAATTCTACGATACGGACTTAACTCCAGTTTAAGACTTGGTTTTCGGTGTTTTTTTTGCATGCAATGCAGGGAAACATAGCCTAATCGCCAGTATTGATTACATGTTTACTTTAACGGTGATGACCAGACAATACATATGAACATGAAATAATGTATATTTTTATGCATTTTTTATTGTGATGTAGGTTATTTATTCTTGATTCTCGTGTTGCTTTTTCTTTAAAAATAAAGAAAGCGTTCTAAGTCAGCATTGACCATTTTTAACCCGTGGTCATATGGCTAAGTTGGTTAGAGCCTGCGGCTCATAATCGTCCGGTCGCTGGTTCAAGTCCGGCAAGGGACACTAACGTCAACTTGGCTTAGGCCGACTTGTAATCAATAGGTCACAATGTCTAGCAGACCTGCGCTACAATGGCAGCGACGAGAAGCGAACAATTTGAATATAACGAGAACCCCGCCTGTGCGGGGTTTTTGCTTTCCGGCGATACGACAGGGGTATTCGCGAGGAGCATAGCACCAGTACCCCTGTCATATCGCCGATCTGAAATCGTTAACTCGAAAACAAGTTCTCACAATCCTTTTTCGTTTCTAACTCAGAGGAAAAATGATAGGGGGTCACTGCTAAACGTAGACATCAATATTTTTAGTATTATTCCCTGCAACGTTCGAACTTGATTTGTCACTTACCGTAGGTAATGCACCCGATGCCATTTGGTTTTTTTCTGCTTCTTGTTTTTGTAATTGAGCAATTTTTGCGTACATAGACTCGATTTGCCTTTGAATCATCTCCATCTGCTGTTTAAGCAGTTTTGCCTCATCTTCGGAGGTTACTTCATTTATTTTTGAACCCATGGCGCTGAGTTCTTTTGTCAACTCACCAATTTGTTTTTTCAGGTTTTGAATTTGTTGTGAAACAGAGTTGCCAGTACTTGAAGGTGCTTGTTTTACTGTGCTTTGCAGTATGTCCTGACCCAAAGTGCTAACTGTCATGCTCATGGTGGTTCCTCCGGCCTTACATTTATTACCCATTATCGTCATCTTTCGAAATTACTTTATAGCAAAGATTAAGTTGTGGCTTCCTGCACCACAGCATTATTTGTACTGCTCTATACTATCTGCTGAGTATCGCGGAGGAGCTTATGAAAGAAGGGTATTACTGGATTCAGCATGTCGGTGTTGTACAGGTAGCGTACTACACGAATGACACTGTTGATGACTTGGAAACGGGGAAAATAATCACAGGTGTTTGGCATCTGACCAGAGGCGATGACATTTGCCATAACGGTGAAGCAGAGGTGTTAGAAGGTCCTCTCTCTCCACCATTGTAAACAACCGTACTTACTTCGAGGCTGCCGCATGGCGGCCTTTTTCATTTCAGGCTCACGGGTATCACGTATTACGTGCTTTGTTGATAAATCCAGCCCGTGAAGCCTGATCCTTTCATCACACACAGCGCCATCCGAAAAATCGGAGGTGAGGCTATGACCAGAATGAGCACCATTTACAGCAGACTTTCATATGGAACAGGCACCACGCTGACCGGCTGCGGTGTATCAGCGAAGGCATATGCTGAAACAGCTAAAACAGCAAAAGAGGTGTCCTGGATGTTGGCCGACAGAATTGCAGGGTTAAGCCTGAGCGACTGGGCAATTATTGTCGGTATCGCATGCACTGTTATCACTTGTGCAGTGAACTGGTATTACAGGAAAAAGGAAAGGGAGGACCGGCTTAATGGTAATGTCACCAAAGCTGAAGAATAAACTGAGCGCAGCGGTCGTTGGTTTGATTCTTGCCGGGGCTTCCGCCCCCGTGATTCTCGATCAGTTTCTGGATGAGAAAGAGGGTAACAGCCTGACAGCATATCGCGACGGTGGCGGAATCTGGACTATTTGCCGTGGTGCCACGATGGTTGATGGTAAGCCAGTAGTTCAGGACATGAGGCTTTCTGCTGAGAAATGTGCCCAGGTAAACGCCATCGAACGCGACAAAGCGCTGGCGTGGGTTGAGCGAAATATCAAAATTCCGCTGAGTGAGCCGCAGAAAGCGGGTATCGCATCTTTTTGCCCTTATAACATCGGTCCCGCAAAATGCTTCCCATCTACGTTTTACAAGCGCATTAACGCTGGTGACCGTAAAGGAGCCTGTGAAGCGATCCGCTGGTGGATTAAAGACGGTGGCCGTGATTGTCGCCTGACTAAAGGCCAGAAAAATGGCTGTTATGGGCAGGTAGAACGGCGAGACCAGGAAAGCTCGCTGACGTGCTGGGGGATAGACCAGTGAACAGAAGTCTCGTTTTTGTTGGGATGGCAGCTATCATCCTCATCTCGGTGCTCTGTGTGCTGCTGGCCCGCAGTAATGCCGCGCTGGCCACGTCAGAGAGCGACAACCGGGTTTTGCGTAGCGACAACGCGCTACAGACGGCGGTGATAACTACTCAGGCCTTCAACTTCAACCGGTTTAACCAGATAGCAGAGAATACCAACCGCCTTAATTCGCTAATAGATGCCGGAACAGAGAAAACCATCATTGAATACCGGGAGATTTTACGACGTGAAAAAACCTGTGATTTGCCTGTTCCTGCTGATGTCGCTGGTGGGCTGCTCGAATACGCGCACCGTTTACGTGCCAATGCAATGCACCCCGATACCGGGGAGGCTGACACAGTCAGTGATAGCGCCGCTGCCGCCAGCTCAATAACGTACTGCCAGGCTGTGCTGTGGATTAACCCGCTACTGGCCACCATTGAGAAGGCAAACAATCAGCTTGCCGGAATACGTGAAATAGAAAATACCAGATCCTCGCCATAGAAGAGAAAGTTATTCCCATGTGAAGGTTGTCGTTTCTGGGTTGAAAGTTATAGTTGCTTGGCTCCAGTTATTTCCAGCAAGCATTTTCTCTATGCAATGTGTGGCGTAAAGATCATCGGGCGGATAGAAAGGAGTGTATTCGCTTTCTATGGTCAACTTGACGTCATGTATTGAAGCGATTGCGGTACGTCCTTCATTGTCAATGTTGCGGAAACAGGAAATTCTCGCTTCGTAAAACTTGTCCGGCAAACCTTCTAACATGCACCCAGTAGCCCACTGCAGAAGCTGCTCGGTTGAATATTCCTGTGGTACCTCTTGGGTGGTTTTTTGATTGATGAGCCTGTTGAGTGTTTTGAGAAAATTAAACATTTCATCTCCTTATGGTTATATTTGGAAACATATCATTTAACGAACCCAACTCATAGAGCATTCCAGCAGGCATTCACTGAGTGCCTGCTGTAATGTTAAACATTAAAATTTGTATTTATTTCTTATCGTTACAATCAGGGATCATTCTCAAAAGAGTGTTATCTTTCTGGACGTAGTGATGAAATAACGCTGCACCTGCATGCGCTGCGATTAAAAAGTATCCGACGTTTGCCAGTGTTTCGTGAATATCTTTAATAAGTGATTTTGTTTCCCCGTCAGGAGTAACGAAAGGTGCAATGTTAAAACTTAAGAAACTCCAGTCCTTCCCACCGTAAGCCATAATTGTAATACCTAATAATGGCAGAGCCAAAAAAGAAATGTACAGCAGGATATGCATTATTTTAGCCGCCATCATCTGCCAGGCTGGTGGGGGTGGAATGATGGCTGGGTCATGATACTTATGTTTAATAATTAATCGTATTATCATTAAAAACCAGACAAACACCCCAACATTATAATGTGTTTCTTTCATGAGAAGGTAGGTGTTGCTGCCTTTGGGAAACCAGCCACGAAGCTCCATAGTTGCATAGGTTATCGCTATTAATATCAGGGTTAGCCAGTGTAAGCGAATCTGAAGTTTTGAGAATTTGACCTTTATTCTTGCCTCAAACGGGGTGTTACATCGACCATAAATCATGAAGCTTAACAAATCCTTATTTTGTTGAGAGATTAAGAATTTGTTATTCCAGCGATCTTACTTGAATATTTTGATAATAATTATCATTTTTATTTCTTTCTGGTAATCCGTGATGTTACGGGGCAAGAACTGCGCAGATTCTCGCTATTTATGAGAACTTTTAATCAGCTACTGGTTCATTTTTACTTTCCGCTTATTACACAATTTGTATCCAACAAACAGGACTATGCCGATGCCAGCACGTGCTAAACGCCCATGCCGACACAAAGGGTGTGCGGCAATCACCAATGATCTCAGCGGATATTGTGACCAACACCGACAGCAGCATGCTGGTGACGGCTGGCGGAATTATCAGTCAGGAAAGAGTAGGCAAGAACGTGGATACGGGCGACTCTGGGAAATTAAACGAGCGCGTATCCTTCAGCGTGATAAATACCTGTGTCAGAAGGCGTACAGAACGATAAAACCCGCTACAAAGGGGATCTGGATGCCGTTGAGCAGGGGTTAAAACTCCTCAAAGAACGGCAAAAAATTGTCAAAGAGGCTATCCATTTTCCCGAATCAGTGACCTGCTGGTTATTGTGACGAAAAAATCATCAGCCGGAATAACAATAAGTTAATGACAGAAACCGCCTCCGGGCGGTTTTTTTATGGAGGTAGTATGCCGGTACTCATATCAGGCATTCTCAGAGATGGCGCGGGAAACCCCGTACAGGACTGCACTATTCAGCTGAGCGCTAAGAAAACCAGTCCGACCGTTGTTGTGGAGGTGACTTCATCCACTCTTACAGGAGCGGACGGTCACTACAGCATTGAGGCTGAGCCCGGTTATTACAGTGTGTCACTGTTGCGGGAAGGTTTTCCTCCCTCAGTGGCCGGTGACATTTATGTGGCCCCTAACGATACGCCGGATACCCTGAATGCGTTTCTCGATGCGCCGAAGGATGCGGACCTTCGTCCGGAGGTGATGAAACGCTTTGAGGAAATGGTAAACCGCGTTGTGGATTTGAGCGGTGCAACAGAGAAGGATCGGGAACGCGCTGAACAGGCCGCACAGTCAGCCGCACAGAGCAATGATAATGCAGCCGCATCTGAAAATGCCGCGCGTGAAAGCGCCCTCACGGCCACGCAGGCGGCAGAACAGGGTGATAACAGCGCGGCAGCTGCGGCCCTGAGTGAGCAGTATGCCAGAGAGTCCAGCAACAAGGCTGCTAAATCAGAAGCTGAAGCAGCAGCCAGTGCAGAATCGGCATCAGCAAGTGAAGCATCAGCCCTGCAGGCAGCCGAAACGGCTGAGAACCAGAAAGATGCAGCCACTGAGAGCGCCACCCGCGCAGAACAGGCCAGAAATGAGGCCCTGACGCTGCGCGATGAAGCTCAGGAAAATGCCCTGAATGCCCGGAACAGCGCACAGGCTGCTGCTTCCAGTGAGAAAGAAAGTGGACAGGCAAGGGATGAAGCACAGCTTCTTGCTGAACAGGCCAGAAGTGCAGCCTCAAAAGCCGCCGCTGATACTATTAAAGAGATACAGGAAAGTGAAGACCTCAGTGGTCCGCCAGGTCCGCCAGGTCCGCAGGGCCTGGCAGGTGCAAAAGGCGAAAAGGGTGACAAGGGAGACACCGGGCTAACGGGGGCAACAGGACCAACTGGCCCTGCAGGTCCGCAGGGCCTGGCAGGTGCAAAAGGCGAAAAGGGTGACAAGGGAGACACCGGGCTAACGGGGGCTACAGGACCAATTGGCCCTGCAGGTCCGCAGGGACCGACAGGTGCAAAAGGTGAAAAGGGTGACAAAGGAGATGCCGGGTTAACTGGTGCCAGAGGGGCTACTGGAGCAACTGGCCCGGCAGGCGCAAAAGGGGATAAGGGAGATAAAGGGGATACCGGGTTAACTGGACCGCAAGGACCTGCAGGCGCTAAGGGTGCAACAGGCGCTACGGGACCGCAAGGACCGCAGGGACCAGCAGGCGCACCAGCGGGTGCTCTTCATGCTGTAGGTACGTTTGCGCTGGCGTATATATCATCGCCCAGGCCTGTAAATCCTGGTGCCAGTTATGCAGGGAGTAGTTTACAAGCTTGCGGAATTCTCAGTAGCAGCGTGGGTAAATCATCGTTTTGTATCAAGGTTGGTATCAGTTCATATACTTTGCCAGGTACATGGCGTGCATGTGGCGTTGTATCCTCCTCATCTGATGGTTTAGTTTCAGGTAATTTTGAATATTACGCTGGTCTTTTTCAGCGAATTTCATAACAGGAGATTGTATGAACATTAAGGACATTCAGGCTCCTGAGTGGGCGAATAAAGAACATACAGCGATTAACTGTAAGGTTAAATTTGCAGAGTTTGATGAGTTTCTGCCGTTCACTGCATGTCAGAACGATAATGAGGAGCATGGCAGGCGAATTTACAGTGAACTTGAATCCGGAAAGTATGGTCCTGTCACCCCTTTTGTTGTGACTGACAAAATGGTGGATAATTCACGCAACCAGAAGCTGGCTGAAATCAGCAACTGGCGGGATGCACAGGAAAACGCAAATATTATTTTTGAACTGGATGGTCATCGCTGGGATGGCGGAAAAGCCTCACAAGAACGGCTTGCTCCAGTTGTGGCAGTTGCGGGTTCAGGGGGGCTGCCGGAAGGGTTCTTCTGGACCGATGCGGATAATCACGATATTCCGGTGAATGCGGCGTTCCTGAAGCAACTGGAAGCGGCAATGGTGCAGGCGGTGGTGATACAGGGTTTTAAAATCCACGAACGGCAGCGGCAAATGAAAGAAAAGGTGGTGATGCTGAAGAGTCTGGATGAGATAGCGCAGTACAGGGTTGGCTGGCCGGAGGGCGATGGATGA